TAAACTGGCATCACCAAAGCTTTTAGATCCCTGTGACTTTACCACAGTAAATACTTCTTCAGTGAATTTTTTTCCAGCGGGAGAGATATATCTTCGCTTTCCCGATGCATGCCAATAATTATTGACACTAGGCGGATACGGCAATTCATATCTTAGTGTTGGTTTCATTTTAAACGATCCAATCTTGCATTTACATCTTTAGTTAAGTAATACTTGATTGCATCATTAATTAAACTTGCTTTTGTTTTCTCTTCACGCTTAGCTGCTGCTGCCAAGAGTTCAACACTTTGTGGCGTTAAGCGGACAAGAAATGGTTTTAAATCACTCATGCTACTGCCTTTCTTTTGTTATCATATTCATCTAGCTCATCCTGACGAGCTGACCACATTGCACTGGCTAATTGAAATACATCATACATAACTGAATGTGGTCGTTTAAGATCTTCAGATCCATCATAATTCATAGACTTTAGATATTGCTGTAATACAACAGGTAATATAATTTTGGCATACTCCAACATCTCTGCATAGTCAGATTGTTCTAATTCCCAGTACTCATTTGTATTAACATCTTTTGGCGCAAGATGTTTTAATCTTTTACTAATTGTATAGGCGCCAAATAAATGTACGCCTTTATCAGCATACTTCTTAAATTCTTCTTTAGTTAATTCGTTCATTATACTTCCCCTTGTAGTGGTGGTAATGGTTCATCAAACAATGGAGGTAAGATTTCAGGTAATGTTTCTGCTTCAAAACTAACCTCAGGTAATGGTGATTTCTCCTGAATGATTAATTCTTCAACATCAAATACCTCAATGTCGTTTGTTGCTACTTCTTTCTTACCAGACATGCCCAACATAGCAACTACTGTAGCCAATAACACTACTGCAATAGCTGCCATGGTGAGTCTGTCTTGCCATTTGATATCACATTCATCGTAATTAGTCATACAAATCTCCAACGTATTTATTGCGAACCTTTTTGGTAGGCCGTCCGCGGCTCCTTGTTTCATTCTTATGTTCTGCATCAACATCTCTCTTACACATCTCAATTATTTTTAAGTATTCACCAGCAGTAATCTCTTTCATGCCATGACCGGTAAAACCCTTAGTCATCTTCCAGTAACCATCTGGATTAGTAAACTTATACTCTAATGGTTGACCATCATTAAACTCTTTGATGACTGTCATGTAGAATTCACGTAATGTCATTTCTTTTCTTTCTTACCAAAGATACGATCAAAGTTTTCATCAAACTTCTTTTTATCTGTTGGTCGTTGCTGACTTCCTTTACCGCCATCACTCATATCTTACTTCCTTCTTAATAAAACCTTCTGGTAAGGTAATATAGTCTTCGTGTAAACACTTGACCCATTCTATTTCTTCTTCTGTATAGTATTTAGCAACATGACTGTTAGCATGTGCGCAACTCTCAAAGTTACCTATATACATATAATCATTTAAGCTAGTACTAAAATATATGACACATACAAATTCAAACATATTGTCCTCCTATAATCATAGTGTATATCTATTGTATATATATGTCAAACAGTAGCTAATATAATTTCAATACTTGCAATTCAACATAAAGTATGTAACAATGTAAATACGGAGCCATTGCCCAGCTCTCCTGTCGGTAGATAGTGACCAAGGGAATAAACAGTACAACAGCCAGGACTCTCCATCATCCGGGATCCGTGTAAAGCTGAGTAGGTAGTGAGATCACTTACTTGATACTGATAAACGAGAACTATCAACACATTTTGTGTTTCAACCTGTCTATACTACGGGCTAGGTTTTCTATTATCTAAAACTCTGTCAACTATGAAATCACCATGTAACAATTTATGTAGGTATGTAGAACTCGAAGGCACTCCCACATGTGAAGGCTGCGGGAGGACATATGATGACCTTACTAACTGGATATCTTTAAACAAGGACCAGAAGAAACAGGTTATCATGCGATGTAAAGCTAATCTGAAAAAACTAGCAAAAATTTGAGTTAGGTCCCCACGTCATAGCCAGTAGCCCGGGGGGGGATAAGGTGCCTTTTCTGTGACAGATAGTCAATCTGTTTTACATTTACACAGAGTTATCCTGTTTGCTATTCAGTACCATGTCCAAGTAACCCTGTTTCTGCTACATAACACCCCATGCCCTAGCTAGCTAAAAGACCTATTAGCTATCTATGTCTTAAACCTGTGCAAGATATCAGCAACAGGCGTGCCAATCCTTACCAATCTATCTATCTCTGCGCGTTTATGCACTTCTGCCACACTACTTTTTAAACTAGCGATTAACTCACTATCACTCAATGTTGATTCCATAACCTCATGCTGTGATTTGCTACCATCTAACTTGTTGTTTTTACGCAACATGTTGTTTCTACGCAACATCTCATTATATTCCTTGTTTGTAAATGGTTCTTTGGGTTCACCCGCTATCTGCTCGGCTTCCCTGTCACTGATATTTTCATCATAAATGATGCGCTTGGTTTTACCCTTGATGTTTGTAGAGTAGCCACCGAACTGCTTAATATATCCTTTTGTTTCTAATTGTTTTATCTGTCTATTAATCGCACTTTGATTCACGCCCAGGTCATTCGCTAACCTGGCCTGTGATACATAAGTAAATCCCGCCTTATTACAATAACTAGCCAACAAGCAAAGTATCTTCAAGCCAGTCAATGTTAAGTCTTTGGCTAACACAGCACGCAGAGGAACAACGCAAAACTTCCTCTGGTCGGGTTGCATAACCTTTTCTTTTATCTTGGGTGGTTTTGGTAGTTTGTATTCCATCTCAATATTATACCACTTCCCAGTGTTTACCTGGCCTTCAGCCAATGTAACAAACTAATTGCAAAATAATTGTTGATATATCCTGACGATTTCGTTTATAATACATCTATCAGTTAAGCAACACACATTTTTAACCATTTAGGAGATACAAATGAAAACATTAGAGCAAATACTAACAACAGAAGAGCTAGCAACACGCAAACAGTTTTTCAATCTAATCAATAGTGTTAGTCCAGACTTTCGCGAAGAGATATTCTTTGACCAACTCAATGATGAGATTCGCACAATCTTAAATAAAGTTAAGATCGTTCGCGCAATGGATGTTAAGGGTTTACATAAATATCGTAACTTCAATGTCAAAACTGGTTACTTTGGTCTAGTAGAGAAAATCATATTAGATGACAAACATTTCATCAGTTTTGCAAACCATGAGCCAGAGATCTGGTATCAATCTGAGAGTGGCGGATCATGCCCTCTAGAGTTACACAATAAATCAAAGGCGGTGGCTTAACAGCCCCGCTTTATTCATAACCATTTAGGAGATATATTATGACAACAGATTTACAACAACACGTGCAACACATAGCAGAACAATTAACCAACGGCTTTGATCCAGAGCTTGAGGGCGTTGATGGTGAATTTAATGCTTTTGACTACCTTGAAGGTGTCCTTGATATTAACTGGATACTTAACTCTGACAGATCACTTAGAGGTGCTGAGTTATTAGTTGCCTTCGGTGGTCCTAATATCTACGTCAACACAGTCACCCAAACAGTAAAAGGATACTGGGGCGGTGATTCAGCAGCAACAACATTCCAAGATAATGTTGACCTGGAAGAAGCAATCAAGACTTGGTATAACTGTTAAACAGTCACGCTGACGAGCTTTGAAGTAAGCGAAACACCCGCGAGGGTGTCCGTGACATAACAACCATTAAGGAACCTATTATGCAAATAATTACCTACCTACGCGTCAGCTCAGAAGAGCAGAAGCAAAGCGGCTTGGGTATTGATGCCCAACGCTCTTTATGTATGCAGCATATAAAAGCAAATGATGCCGACTTTGTGGCCGAGTTTGTGGAATATGAAAGCGGACGCAAGACAGCATTTGAAGACCGCCCAGAGCTTCACAGGGCTTTAAATCTCCTGGACAGTCTCAAAGATTGCCAGTTGCTTGTTGCCAGGACTGACCGCTTAGCGCGTGATCTTCACTTTATTGCGGGATTACTCAAGCGCAACGTTCAGCTGGTCGTTGCTGGTCATAAAGAAATGAGCAAATTAGAGTGGCACATGCACGCCATGATCGCAGAGCATGAAGCCGATCTAATATCAACACGGACCAAGCAAGCATTAGCGGAAGCCAAAGCGCGCGGTGTGGTCCTCGGCTGTCCACGCGACAAGATCGAGACAGCGCAGAAGCTTGGCGGTCAAGCCACGAAGAAGAAAGCTCAAGTCTATCGTGACAAACTGAGACCAATCATCAACAGACTAATTAAAGACCCTGATTGTAAGCGTAAAAGCTTACGCAATCGCGGTAAGGTCTCACACAAACGCATCGCAGAGCGTCTTAACGAGATGGGCATTAAAACAGCCCGAGGTAAACCATTCACAGACGCACACATTTACAACTATTTCACACAGGAAGGGATCCGCGCATGAAGAACACACTTCACACCGCAGAGGGCAAACTCACGCCCGATGATATGCTGTCAGGCTCACAGGTCTGCGCAGTACTTAACAAAAACCCATACAGCACGCCTAACGATGTGCTAAAAAGGGCATTCAATGCAGTCAGTGGGATTGAAAACGAATTTAACCCAATCGAAAACGCGCATTGGGGTTCAACATTCGAGGTGCCAATCCTCAATCATTCAGCCCAGAAGCTTGGGCTAGGAAATCCGAAGACGGCTTTTGGACGTGCCTACCATCATAAAGATGTACCGCTTGCGGTGTCTCTCGATGGTATGCTCAAGGGTGATGGTCGAGAAATCAAAACTGACCCATCTCAAAACATCTATGTTATGAATGCAGACAGTATCAAACTAGAAGGTGAAGGCATATTAGAATCTAAACTAACAAGCCATGAACCTGAGATTGATCTGCCTGACTATCGAGGTGTTATTCAATTACAAGCACAGATGGATACAGTTCAAAGTGATACAGGTAAACCAGTCCGTTGGGGTGCAGTATGTGTCTTGTATAAGGGCGTGCAACTCAGAATCTTTCTCTATAAACGAGATGAGATTTTGATTCGTCAAATACATGAAGCTGCAATTGACTTTGACAGACGCGTTAACAAGTATCGTGAGAATGAGGAAACAGAGTGGTATCCTATTACCTCAACCAAAGAAGCATCACTGATGTATGACGATGTGACTGAGGAAACCATTGATTTAAATACAGAATTAGCTGATAAAGCTGAACGTGTTATTGAGATCGAACAAGACATCAAGTCATTAACCCAGGAGCTTGAGACGTATCAAGCACAGATCATGGCCAACATGCGTGATTACAAGCATGCCAATGCGGGTAACTATCACATCACATGGGGTAGTATCAACTATAAGGCTGTACCTGAAAAGGTAATACCCGCTAAGCCGGCTAGAACTGTGCGTGTTAAGAAGCTTCGCATAACTAAGGTGAAATAACATGGATAATTTTGGATATGAAAGTGCTGACTTTTGGCACTGGCAACAACAGTTAGAACAAATGGAAGAGGAAGAAGCAAAGATTGCGACTGACGATTTCTTTTTTAAAGGCATTGTGGACACGCGCGTGAAGTCAAAAGCACGTCGTAAAGCAATAATGAAAATCTATTTTGGAGACCGTAATGGAACAACAGAAAACTTTGGGGATTGCTAAGGCGTTTGTCGAAGCACAGAAAGAGTTTGCCCCAGCTCTTAAAACATCTACTAACCCACACTTTAAGTCAAGATATGTCGACTTAGCGGGCTGTGTAGAAGCTGTGATTGATGCACTCAATGCTCATGGTATTGCGCTGATACAGAAGACACATGACTGTGAGAATGGTGTGAAGGTAGAGACAATCTTTATGCATGAGACAGGTGAACAGATCTCAGGTGGCTTGATTCATGTGCCAGCTGATCGTCAGAATGCACAAGGTTATGGCTCAGCATTAACTTATGCTAGACGTTATTCATTGATGGCCGCATGTGGTATTGCACCAGAAGATGATGATGGTAATGCTGCATCTAAGGCACCAGCTTCCAAACCACCGGAAATGGTTTCCGCCATAAAAAAGCAATAACCCTCAATCTTCCTGGCAAGGATCCAATTGAAGTCAAAGATAAAGACGACATGAGGAAGCAAATGATAGCCATGGTCGAGAAGATTGGGGGAGCTAACATCAGTACAGAAGATAAGGTCAAGAAGATGACGAAGTTCTTTGAGTTAAATGAACAAGGATTGAATCAGTTTGGTCCGAACTATGTATTAGATGTGAAGAATAAGATTAACGATATAATCAGAAGCCTACTCTCGTAGGCTCCTGGCTATATGATGTACAACAATTACTTATTGCATACGTACATTGTTACTTCAAAGCCAAAGCGCATTTCTGTTGCTGATGGTTTTGTCCACATAATAGTTCTCCTAATTAAATGAGATTATATTATGATTGTAATACATGTAATACGCATCAGTAAAAACATGAAAGAAGGATAGTTAATATGGAATATACAGGAAACAAACCAAGTCTTGATATGACAGATTCACAGTTTATCAACACACCTAATACAGAAAGTTTTACTAAGAACTTACTGCAAGGAGTTTTGTATCAAGCTGTGTACGATGTTGTATCAAAAGGCATACCTACTTCACATCGCGGTGACGCATTGGAGTGGTTAGCAGACGAGGATAATAAGATGTTGCAATTATGTTTGAGTGTCTGTAGTATAGACCATGAGCATTTATTATTACGGATAGTGAAACAAGGATGGAATTTAGATTTATAGTTATTGATGAGTTTGGTGAATCAATCCGCGCCTTCTATGAACTAGAAGATGCGGAGCGGTTTGCTAAAACAAGGAAAGATTTTACCATTGAGGAGATTCCACATGAAGAAATACCTGAACCAGAGAAACTTAGCTACCAAGAAATGCATGATCTTTACGGTGATGCTCCTTTTTAGTGCATTAGCCTACGCATGTGAGACTTATTTTGTGTATGATGCTGATGGAAAGCTGTTACGCTGCATGAAATGTGGTCAAGTTATCACTTGTAGTTGATTAAATAATGTGCAAATGCCTCTAGGACTGCATATAAAGCCCGTGGTGAGGTTTTTAGGGTTTCTTAATACATTTTGATGTTGAGAATCAAATTAGAAGCTATTTTGTAGTATCAAAATCATAATAGTAAGCAATACTGATATCGGATTCAGCCCAATCAATCCTTCTCTCTATATGTAAACGATAATTTGCCATATTTTCTACATACTCCCGGAGTCTTCCATCCATCTCAGCAATATCTTCTATCGTCCATGATGGATTCTCTCTAAGTTTTCTAAAATTATCACGCAGTGATGCAGCTACATATTGCTTTCTTTCTTTTAATG